ATGAGTACATTAAACGACACCAAAAAAACAGCAAATAACTGGCATAGAGCCGACATTATTGCTGCATTACATAAAGCAGGTTGGTCGCTAAGACAACTCTCCATTAAACACGGTTACAGCCAAGCAAGCACATTGAAAAATGCACTAGACAGACCTTGGCTAAAAGGCGAACGCATTATTGCTGCAGCTATTTCAGTACCTGCCGAAGAAATTTGGCCAGAGCGTTTTGCCCACCGTCAAAATAAAAAATTTGCTGATAGATAAGTTTAAAAGAGGTTGAAGATGAGTAACAACAACTTAAAAACGCACTATTCAGCAAAAGAACTACTCGAATTAAGTTTATCCTGTTTGCCTAATTCAGTGCAAGGAATTATTTATCAAGCCAAAAAACAAGCTTGGGAAAGTCAAAAAAGAGTTGCTCGTGGCGGAGGAAGTGAATTTGCACTTTCCTCTTTACCAAAAGAAGTTCAAGACGAGATTAAATTCCGTTTTGCCCAATCACTTTCATCTGAAGAGCTACCTACTCAAGAACAAAAAAACGCAGAGCGTTATTTATCTGCTGCTATTTGGCAACCGTTCGATAAAGCCAACAACGTTCAAAAAAGCAAAGCCGAGAAAAAATATCTCGCTGTTGTTGCGGTGCAAAATTTTATTGATTCAAAAACACCACTAATGGAAGCGTTGGAGCTTGTGGCGAAAGCACAAGACATCTCTGTGGGTTCGTTAAAAAACTGGTACTACAAAGTACGTGATTTTGAGCAATCAGACTGGCTTGCGGTGTTGCTTAAACGCACTGGCAAAACAGTAAAAGAAAAAGCGGATTTTGATATTGAAGCGTGGGATTCATTCTTAGCTGATTATTTACGACCTGAACGCCCATCAATTGCTGCTTGTTATGAACGTTTAACTCGTGCAGCTGAAGAAATGGGTTGGACTATTCCAAGCCGTCAAACCGTTAAACGCAAAGTTGAAAACGAAGTGCCTTATGAAGTCATTGTATTAAAACGTGATGGCGAAAACGCACTCACCAAACTAGTGCCTGCATTACAGCGTTCTGTTGCAGATATTCAGGCAATGGAATGGATCAATGGTGACGGTTATCAACATAACGTATTTGTGAAATGGAAAAACGGCGAAATTGTTCGCCCGAAAACATGGTTCTGGCAAGACATTCGCACTCGCAAAATTTTGGGTTATCGCTGTGATGTCAGTGAAAACACAGACAGCATCCGCTATGCACTAATGGATGTGATTTACAAATACGGTATTCCACGCCACGTGACTATCGATAACACCCGTGCAGCAGCAAATAAATGGATGACTGGCGGTGTGCCAAATCGCTACCGCTTTAAAGTGAAAGAAGATGATCCAAAAGGTTTGATTCCCTTGCTTGGCATTGAATTGCACTGGACCAGTGTGATTGCAGGAAAAGGTCACGGACAAGCAAAACCAATAGAACGTGCGTTTTCGCACGGTGGCGTGGGTGAATTAGTGGATAAAGACCCCGCTCTTGCAGGGTTCTACGCGGGTGCGAATGTGTATGACAAACCAGACAACTACAATGCAGGCAAATTAGGCGTTGATTATGAGGTTTTTATGCAAGCCCTTGCACGTGGCGTTGAGATTTTTAACCAAAAACAAAACCGTAACACTGAAATTTGCCAGGGCATCTTCAGTTTTGAGCAAGTGTTTGCTCGTGATTATGCGAAAGCGACCGTGCGTAAAGCTACGCCAGAACAACTCAGAATGCTGATGTTGACCAGTGAGAAAGTCAAAATCAAACGCAATGGCGAGTTCTATTTGGATGCTGGTGGCAGTTTATTTGGCCGTAAAAATCAATATTGGGCAGAGTCATTAATGGGTTGCGTACATTCACACGTTGTTGTTCGTTTCGACCCCGCAAAATTACACGAAAAAGTCTATGTGTATAGCTTGGATGGCGTGTTCTTAGCAGAGGCAATCTGCCGTGAAGCGAAATCATTTAATGATACTGAAGCGGCACGTGAACAAAAACGCTTACGCACACGTATCACGAAAAATACAAAACGTATTGCAGCGGATATGGAGCTTATGGAGGCAAACGAATTAGCGCAATTCCAACCTGACGTGAAAGAGGAAGAAAAACTCTCCCCAGGCGTGATTGAAATGCTTGTTACAGAGAGAAATACAGTGCGCAAGGTTGAGGTAGTGGCTGATGAAGATGAGGAGGAAATCAGTGAATTTGAAAAAGGCTTCTTCAAGGGTGTTGAAAAATTAAAACAGCAAAAAGGCTGATTTAAACAGGGTTTAAACGAATTTAAACGGTTATTTAAGCGAGGTAAAAAATGGAAAACTTAATCGACAAAATCAAAACGTACCTTTCAGAAACTGGCGTAAGTCAAAGACAGCTGGCAAAGGAGACTGGTGTTAATGCTGGGGCATTGAGCGCTTATATCAACGGCAAATATGCTGGCTCAAATGATGAATTAGAAAGCAAGCTAGTGGCATTTTTTGAACGCAAAGAAGTACAAGCCCGTGAGTTTGTTGAGGCACCGAGTTTTATTGAAACAGCAACGGCTAAACAAATTTTTAAAACCCTTGAGTTTGCTCAAATTGCTAACTGTCTAGCAACGGTTTATGGCGCAAGCGGTGTGGGTAAAACCAAAGCAATTCAACACTTCTCAAACCAACGTGCTAACTGCTGGCTAGTCACTGCAAGCCCTGCACGTTCAACATTAAGTGAGATTTTGTATGAAATCGCTTTAGCCACAGGGATTGGTGATGCACCTCGTCGCAAAGGCAAATTATCTCGTGCGATTTTACACAAAATCAAAGGTACAGAAGGCCTATTGATTGTGGATGAAGCAGACCACTTACCATACGAAGCGTTAGAAGAATTACGCATTTTACAAGAAGAAGCCAACATTGGTTTAGTACTTGTAGGCAATGACAAGGTGTACACAAGAATGAAAGGCGGTATTTCACCGAGTCACGAGTACGCCCGTCTTTGGTCACGAGTTGCAAAGAATACCTCTATTCAGAAAGCGAAAAAAGCAGACACCTTAGCGGTAGCGAAAGCGTGGGGATTAGAAAGTGATGATGAAGCATTAAATGTGATGGCTTCTATCACAGAAACTGGCGGTGGTTTACGTATTTTAACGCAAACATTGCGTTTGGCTGGCATGGTTGCCAAAGGCTCAAATAAGCTGATTACAGCGGATTTAATCGCACAAGCACGAGCAGAATTACTCGGTAAGGGGGAATAAATGAGAATCAATAAAGCCAATCACCTTGCGTTTAAGTATTTAAAACAAACACAAAAAGCGATCGTTCACTGTAATGCACTGGGCTTAACAGTAAAACAAATCGACTTTTCAGGCATTAAACCTCGCATTTTTGTTGATGACAATCCGATAACAACAAGAAAACTTATCAAGGCACAGAAAGCCAATAAATTTGCGTTTGGTTCAGATAAAACGGTCGGTCGCTGGGAGCAATACTACACGATGTTAGAGGGTATCAAAGTTATTTGGAAAGCAGTACCACCCGTTCAAATCCATTAAAGGTAAGGTGCAAAAGATGAAAAAAATGTTTGTGATTTTAACCGCACTTTTACTTGCAGGCTGTGAGGGAAACTTTGAAACAGTCATTGAAGAAAGATGCATTGATGGCGTGGTTTATCTGGTTTATCAGGGATGGAAACAAGGTGGTATCACACCAAAAATTAACGCGGATTTTTACCCCTACACCTGTGTGAAAAGTAACACAGATATACCGCAATGATGGAGTGAACAATGGCATATCACCGAGTGAAGAAAACAATTTATGCGGTTTATCGAGGGGATACCAATATTGCAGATGGCACAGCGGAGGAATTAGCAAAGAAACTCAATAAAACAGTGAACAACATACAGTATCTAGCGAGTAGACGGAACCTTGCTTTAGAAACACCAAAACGACTTATAGCAATTCCAATAGGCTATACAACAGATGAAATTTAACAACAGGAGAAACACAATGGCTAAAAAAGCAACCAGAATTAAAAGCAGTACGTTTGCAGTGCGTTACCAAGCTCGTGAAGAGGTAGAAACAGCAATTAAACAAATTGGTGATCTACAACGTGAATTACAACGTTTAGCAACTCAACAAAATGACGAGCTCGCAGCAATCACTGAAAAATTTGCCCCACAATTGCTTGCGATTCAAGAAGAAATTAAACCAATGCAGGAGGCTGTTCAGGCGTGGTGTGAGAGCCACCGTGATGAGCTAACCAATAATGGTAAAACCAAAACGGGAAGTTTTAACACTGGTGAGGTCCAATGGCGTCAACGTCCGCCTAGCGTAGGTATTCGAGGTGTGGATAGTGTGTTAGATAGCTTAAAAATGCGAGGCTTAACCCAGTTTATTCGTACGAAAGAAGAAATTAATAAAGAAGCAATGCTTAATGAACCAGAAACGGCTGCGGGTGTGCCTGGTGTAACAATCAAAACAGGCATTGAGGACTTTGTCATTACCCCATTTGAGCAGGAGGTGAAGTAATGGAAATCTTAACTTACATCATTCTCGGATTTTTTCTTGCGCCACTCTCACTATTCGCTTCTTTTTTTGTGATTGGTTTGTTCTGTATGGCACTAGGAAAAGTGATGGATATTTTTTCTTAAATAAAACCCATTTAAACGCCCTTTAAACCTCGTTTGAGGGGCGTTCAGAATGTGTTTTACAAACAAGCAAAGGAGCAAATATGGTCATTCCAAAATTTAATAGGTTCATTCATTGGAGTAACGTGGCAGCGAATGCTGAACGGAGCAAAGACTATGAACAAGCGAGTAAGGCGTGGGAGGTGGCAAGTCTTAATGCCTCACCACTTAACAAAGAATGGTGTAAAAATCGCAAAGCATTTTGCGACCGTGTGGCAGTTAGACCGTTTTAAGGAGGGGGAATATGCCGAAATATGCAGTGAGATTGTATTGCTTAGTCGAAACGACAGTTAATGCGACTAGCATTGAAGATGTTACTGGTCGTGTATGCGATTTAAATCAGTTTGATATCAATCAACTGCCCCACGTTATTAGTGAGATTGATGATGTAGTCGAAGTGGAGGAAATGTAATGAGTTATATTGGTGCAATGCCGTCAGCCTATCGGACTAAACAAGCGGTTTTAGAAGATATTGTTGCAACAATGGATCTGCTTGATTTAGCCAAAGAGCGGCTTATTGAAAACGATTTACAAGAAAGTAGCAGATTACTACGCATAGCTGTATCTGATATGCAAAAACAAGAACGAATAATTAAGCTATTAAATCAGGAGCAAAAATGAGTATTTCAAACGAAAAATGGTCTGAAATCGCAAGGAAATTGAGCGAGCTCTGGAATGTTTCATTTTTATATGACGGTCATGACATCGAGGTACATTGGCAAATTAATAAAAATAAAATTGTGTGGTTTGTTTTTATTGATGGCGTAGTATTTTCAAAATGGACAAATAAAGAAAGTAAGCTTTATTGCCTTTTTGAAAAATTCTGGTTTAAACGAACTAGCAGTATTTACACAGCGAGACAAAGAATAAGTTACAAGGGATTAATAAGCAAAGAAGCATTAAATCAAAAAAAATGTTATTTACAACCCTATTTTACTAGTGTTAGCACATTAGTAAGACAATTTAAAAAGATTGAAGGATTAACTCTCAAAGAAGAAGACTAAAACCCATTTACAGCCCATTTATAACCAAGTGGGCTGAATAATGTGTTTTAGGAGCAATTATGAAAAAAAACCTTATTCAACTGATTAAGATTGGACAAAAACAGATCGGTATGCAAGATGATGATTATCGTGCAATGTTGAAACGTTTAACAAATAAAGACAGCTCAACAAAGTGCAGTGTGCCTGATTTGCACAAAGTAATCCACGAGTTAAAGCAAAAAGGGGCAGATATTCACGCTGGCGTGAGCTATAAAAAGCAAAAAACAACAGTGAAACCGAAAAGTGCAATTACAGCCAAACTCTATGCTGTGTGGCATTTAATGGCAAAGCACGGTTTTTTACGTGATGAGAGTGAAAATGCATTAAATGCTTACACTCGCAAGATGATTAATACAAAAAATAGACGTGTTTTAATCTTAAATGTGGGAGCATTAGATAATTATGATGCTAGTCGTTTGGTTGAGATGTTAAAGAAATGGCACAAGCGTTTAATGGTGGCTGAACTTGAAAAACAAGGCAATCAAGTGGATAAAAAAGCAGGTTATAACTCTATTTTAGAATACTATGAAGAAACTATTTTTAATGCTTAAAAATGGCACTTTTCATAGTTAATTCAATGGATTAAAAGCAAATTCATTAAAGCCCTCCGAAAATTTTTTACCTTTCTTAAATCCTACTCTCTATAATTCCCCTATTTAGATTAAATAAATAGGGGGTTATATGAACAAACAAGATGACTTATTTGCGAATGATCACTCTATTGTTGGTCAATTGTTTGATAACTTAGATAATATTCCTGAGGCTGAAATCTTTCACAAATGGCCACGCACATTAACCGAAATGATTGAGCTAATGACCTCTGAATTAGTTCGCCAAGGCGAATCAAAAGAGGAAGCGCAAAAGAAAGCATCAAAATTAACAGGGCTACTCGCTTATTATTTTGGCGGCCAGTCTTTTTATTTACCAACTGGCACGGTTTTACAAGATGCCTTGCGTAATGTGCAAATTTACAATGAATTTAAGGGCAATAACGTGCCTGATTTAGTCAAAAAATATAATCTTTCGGAATCTCACATTTATGCAATTATCCGAGAGCAACGCACATTAAGTAGAAAACGCTATCAACGAGATTTATTTGAAGCTGCTTAAATCTTGTTTGAAACTTCACAAACTCACTTATCTTATTAATTCCTTAAACTCTCTTTAATACTGATTTAAAGAGAGTTTTTTATGTTTCCTATCTTAAAAATTGTGATCCATTGTTCTGCGACACAGAACGGCAAATCACTTGCAACCAAAACTCAAACCGCAGCACAAGTTATTGACGGTTGGCACAAGCAACGTGGCTATTCTCGCATTGGTTATCACTATGTGATTGACGTGGACGGCACGCTCGAAACAGGTCGCAAAGTGGGTGAAATTGGCGCACATGTTAAGGGACACAACAAGCAAAGCATTGGCATTTGTTTGGTGGGCGGCATCACAAAAGACGGTAAAAATCACGGTGAGTACACTGCAGCACAGTGGAAAACATTGCACAAGCTATTACGTGAATTAGAAAGCCAGCATCCGAAAGCCAAAATCTATGGCCACCGAGATTTAAGCCCTGATTTAAACGGGGATGGTTCAATTACGCCAAATGAATGGATGAAAGACTGCCCTTGCTTTGATGTTTGGGAATGGCTCGATAGTGAGCAAGTGATTAATTATGAACATTTGTTTGAGGGTGAATAATGAGAAAAACAACAGTAGCTTTGGCAATTGCCGCATTAGGCTTCTCTAATCGAAATCCATTTGAAACACGTTTTTCAGTATCAACGCTTTATTCTGAATCTCCACCTAAACCACGTTTAAAGAAAAACCGTTTTAAGCATCACGGAAAGGGGAAAAAATGAAATTAACAGAGCTTATCACTAACGACAACGGTCGCCTTTCAACCACTGCTTTTATTCAATTTTTTGGTGCTTTGTTAATGGCAATTATTCTCGCCTATTCCGTGTATTTAGACCGCTCAAATGTTGCTGAGTTATTTATGACATTTGCGATCTTCTGTGGGGGTGGCGTGGCGACAAAAGGCTTTGCAAACGCTATGCGTGGGCGTGAAAGAAATGAACGACAACAAAAAGGAACATTAAATGATGATGAACAATAGCTTATTGCTCGTTGCAGTTGTAATGACAATTATTGCAATTTTAGTCGGTATTGTGCGTTTTCAACAACGCAAAATTAAAAAACAAGAGCAACAAATTCAACAAGAAAAAGCGGAGAAAACACGCTTATCTGTGGAGTTAGAAAATGCAAAAACAAAACAAAACGTGGAAGAAAATCACCGCACTTTGTCTGCTAGTGATGTTGATGAACGCTTGCAGTCAGCCAATTATTTCCGTAACGACGAGTGAATGTGCGGCATTTGGCTTGATTTATCCAAGCCGTAAAGACACGGAAGAAACCAAGCGACAAGCGCTCAATCATAACGTGGTGTATGAAAAAGTGTGTAACAAGGAAAAGAAAAGCAAATGAGTGATATTGCAGATGTAACACAAGAGCGTGAAGAGCGAATGATGAATGATTTTTTAAATCGTATCACTCGAACAGAAAAGCCTGTTGAAGTCTTAGAGCGTAACTGTATTGATTGTGGTGAAGCTATTCCTTTGCAACGTTTAAGAGCAGTGCCGCATTGCGTGAGATGTGTTTATTGTCAAGGGAATGCAGAGAAATGATGGAAATCTTAGAAATTATTAAACAGCATTGGGGCATTATTTTAACTATCGCAGGACTATTGGCATCCGTGTTTTGGTTAAAAATGGACAGTCGGTATGCGAAGAAAACAGCAATTAATGCATTAGAGCAGCGTGTTACAGATATTGAAAGTGAAGTTAAACACTTACCTTCAGCAAAAGATGTAACAGAACTACGAGTCGCACTAGTTGAAATGAAAGGTGAAGCGAAAGAATTACGAACAGAGACAAAAATGTTACGTCATCTAGTTGCCCTCTTAACAGAAAAGGAAGTGAAAAAATAATGAGTGTTAAAGATATTTTTACCAAAGATCAACGTCTTGTGATTTTACGCACCTTAGCGGATGACGGCTATGATGCCAATGAATCCATTATTGCAGATGTGCTTGAAGCCTATGGTCATAACATTAGTCGTGATTTAGTGCGAAATCATTTGTTGTGGTTAGAGGAACAAGGGCTTATTTACATTAAACGCATTCCTAATGGCGAAAAAGATTTTTTTGTGGCGATTATTACTCAGCGTGGACTTGATGTGGCAAGTGGTCGAGTTATTGTGGACGGGGTTAAACGCCCTGCACCGAAACTTTAAAGCAGGTTTAAAGGGGATTTAAATGACAGATAAAGCGACCCGTGGGCGTGCTAGTAAAGTGGATTTACTGCCACCGAATATCAAAACTCAGCTTGCGATGATGTTGCGAGATAAGCAATTTTCGCAAGCTGAAATCTTAGAGGAAATTAACGATTTAATTCGTGATTGTGGTTTGCCTGAATCCGCACTTTTAAGCAAAACAGGCTTAAACCGTTATGCCTCACGAATGGAAAAGATGGGGGCAAAAATTCGCAATTCTCGTGAAATCGCCCAAATCTGGGCAAAACAATTTGGCGAGGCCCCACAGTCAGACACTGGCAAAATGCTGATGGAAATTGTGAAAAACATTGCTTTTGAAACCTCGCTGGGAATGAGCGAGGACGGTACCGCAGACCCGAAATCTATCGCATTACTTTCTGCTGCTGTACAACGCCTAGAACAAGCTGAAAGTTTAAGTTATAAGCGTGAACAAGCGATTCGCAAAGAAGTGGCACAGCAAGCGGCGGATGCAGCAGAAAAAGCGGTAGTACAAGCTGGGTTATCTAAAGAAACCGTGGACAATATCAAAGCCCAAATTTTAGGAATTGCATAATGCAAGCACGATTACCTGATTTTATTCCATTTGATCCAAATGAGTTATTACTTGGTTATCAAAAACGCTGGATTGCAGATGATAGCCAGTTAAAAATCGCCGAAAAATCACGCCGTACGGGTTTGACTTGGGCGGAAGCAGCAGATGATGTATTGATAGCAAGCAGAGCCAAATCAGAAGGTGGCTCTGATGTTTTTTATATTGGCTCAAATAAAGAAATGGCCCGTGAATTTATTGATGCCTGTGCGATGTGGGCAAGTAAATTCAATCGTGCAGCAGGCGAAATCCAAGAAGAAGTGTTTCAAGATGAAGACAAGGATATTCTCACTTATGTGATTTATTTTGCCAGTGGCTACAAAATCAAAGCACTTTCAAGTAACCCAAAGAACTTGCGTGGTATGCAAGGGGTGGTGTGTATTGATGAAGCAGCTTTCCACGAGAAGTTAGCTGAAGTGTTAAAAGCGGCGTTAGCTCTCACAATGTGGGGTGCAAAAGTGCGGTTAATTTCAACCCACAATGGGGTGAGCAATCTCTTTAATCAGCTGATTCAAGACAGCCGAGCAGGACGTAAAAGCTATTCCGTGCATACGATTACCCTTGATGATGCGTGCCGTGAAGGGCTTTATCAACGCATTTGCCAAGTCAGCAAAAAACCGTGGTCGCCAGCTTTAGAAGATAGTTGGAAAAAAGGCTTATTGCGAGAAACAGCAACAGAAGAAGATGCACTGGAAGAATATTTTTGCGTGCCTAAACAAAGCTCTGGCGGTTATATCCCTCGCCCCTTGGTAGATCGTGCGGCAGATAGTTCAAAAGTCAAATTAGCGTTTGAATGTGATAATAAATTTATGACGTGGACTGAAGAAGAACGTGAAGTGATGACGCTAGAATGGTTACTTAAAGACGTATTACCACACCTAGAAAACCTTAACAAAGATCATCGTCATAGTTTTGGTGTGGATTTCGCACGTACGGGCGACTTGAGTGTGTTTGCAGTCTGTGCCTGTTTGCCGAATACTGCACGACACATTGAAATCACTATTGAGATTCGCAACTGCCCTTATAACCAACAACGGCAAATCATGTTGTTCGTACTTAAAAATCTCCCTCGTTTTATTGGTGCCGCATTTGATGCCACTGCTAATGGCGGTTATTTAGCGGAAGCCGCATTGATTCGTTATGGCGCATCAATGGTGGAAACGGTGCAGCTCAATGATAAATGGTACCGAGAATGGATGCCAAAATATAAAGCGCTGTATGAAGCAGACTTAATTCGCATTCCACAGGACGAAGAAATCATTTTAGATCAGGGGCATATTTTAGTGATTAATAGTGTGCCGAAGATTGATAAAAACCGCTCGAAAGGCAAAACAGGCAAACGCCATGGCGACAGTGCTGTGGCATATTGTATGGCAGTACGTGCTAGTTATATGACGGGTGGAGAGATTGAGTTCATTCCACTTCCTAGCCGTAGTGAAAGTAACAGTTCAAATTATGATCTACCTACTCAGTTTAAATCAGACTGGGAAATTTAAGGAAATATTATGGCTCAAAGTAAAATTTTAGATATTCACGGTAAACCATTTTCATTTAATGAAAAAATTCAAACAGAAAATGACAGTAAGTTAGCAAAATTACTTAACCATACTTCTGAGCATCCAGCATCAGGCCTCACTCCTGCTAAAGCAGCATCTCTTTTGAAAGCTGCTGAAGAAGGAGACCTAATCGCTCAGGTGGAGTTGGCAGAAGATATGGAAGAAAGAGATGCACACTTGCAATCTGAGTTAGGGAAACGTCGCTCTACTTTACTCACTGTTGATTGGAAAATATCTCCCCCTCTAAATGCAACGCCTGAAGAACAAAAAGATGCTGAATTAATTAATGAAATTTTAAGAGATGCCACTTGGTTAAAAGAGTGTATCTTCGATGCAACAGATGCTATTTTGAAAGGCTTTAGTTGCCAAGAGATTGAATGGGAGCCAAATCTAATTGATGGACTCAAACTTATTCGTAATGTGCATTGGAGAGATCCTGCCTGGTTTATGTTACCTAAAGAAAAATTAAATGAACTTAGATTAAGAGATGGTTCAAAAGAAGGTGTTCAATTGAGTGAGTTTGGGTGGGTTAAACACATTTCAAAGGCAAAAACCGGTTATTTATCAAGAATTGGATTAGTTAGAACATTAATTTGGCCATTTCTCTATAAAAACTATTCGGCACGAGATTTTGCTGAATTTTTAGAAATTTATGGTTTGCCTATGCGTTTAGGGAAATATCCTGAGGGGGCTACAACAACAGAAAAGAATACTTTATTGCGTGCAGTAATGAGCATCGGGCATAACGCGGGTGGGATTATTCCTCGTGGCATGGAAATTGAATTCCAAAAGGCGGTAGATGGTGATTCTAGTTCATTTATGGCAATGATTGAGTGGGCGGAAAAATCTATGTCGAAGGCGATTTTAGGCGGAACACTCACATCACAAGCAGATGGTGCAACGTCAACTAATGCTCTGGGTAATGTCCATAATGATGTGCGTATGGAGTTACGAGATTCAGATTTAAGTCGCTTAGAACAAACATTAACTCGTGACTTGGTATATCCTCTTTATGCTCTTAACTGTAAATCTTTTAAAAGTGTTAGAAGAATCCCTCGTTTTGAATTTGAAACAACTGAAAGTGAAGATGCAAACAAATTCGCATATAGCTTAGCTAAATTAGTAAATATTGGTTTTAAAATACCACTTGAATGGGCTCATAATAAAGTTGAAATACCAATGGCAAAAGAGGGAGAAAAGATTTTAGAAATTGTTAATCCTGAAGGGGAAGCGGTTTTGTCAGCGAAAAATTCAAAAAAAATAGCGGTATTAAGTGCAACACGTGATCCTGATGATTTACTTGATGAGTTAGAGCCAACATCAGAACAATATCAAGAAGTCATTGATCCAATGCTAAAGCCTGTTGTTGAAGCATTGCAAACAGGCGGTTATGAACTTGCTCAAGAACGTATTGCCACGCTTTATGCTGATTTAGATGATAGTGCTTTTGAGCAATTGCTTACTCGGGCAATTTTTGTCAGTGATTTATTGGGGCGTTTAAATGGCGGGCGTTAATGATCTTGATATGGGCTATGTGCTACGTCTTGAGCCTAAACTAGCGGTCGATTATCTCAAAGCCAAAGGCTACAACATTACCTGGAACTGGCAAGAACAGTTAGAAGAAGCACACGCTCGTGCATTTACTGTGGCGAAAGCAACTCGTGCGGAAATTCTTGAGACATTGCATCAGGCAACTATTCAAGCCATTGAGCAAGGTATTCCTGAACGCGAGTTTATTAAAAACCTCACCCCAAAATTACAAGAGCTTGGTTGGTGGGGAAAGCAAGTAATTGTGGACAGCAAAGGCAATGCAGAACAAGTACAGTTAGGCTCGCCACGTCGTTTACGCACAATTTTACGTACCAATAAAATTACGGCGTATCACGCAGGTCGTTATGCCTCACAAATGGAAAATGCCGATGAGCAACCTTATTGGCAATATGTGGCGGTGCGTGATAGTCGCACAAGAGCCAGTCATTTAGCGTTGCACGGCAAAGTGTATCGTTACGATGATCCGATTTGGGATGCGCTTTATCCACCTAATGACTGGGGTTGTCGCTGTCGTGTGCGTGCGTTGAGTGAGTTTAAACTCAATAAACAAGGGCTAAAAGTTAGTGAAAGTGCGGGCAACATCAAAACTGATTGGGCATTAGCAGGTGTAGATAAAGCTACAGGAGAAGAAACCCACGCTAAAATCGGTATTTTCAGCACCGACAAAGGCACGATAAAAACAGGGGCTGGTTGGAATTATAACGTGGGTAAAGCAGCGGTGGGTTCTGATATTGCGGTGTTGCGTAAATTACAACAAATTCAAGACAGAGAGCTACGTCAACAGACTATTCAGGCAATTAATAACAGCGAGGCTCGCCATCGGGCTTTTGAAAGTTGGGTTAAAGCAAATTTAACTAAACGTGGTGCAAGCCATCGCTATATTGGAGCTGGGCTTGTCAGTGAAAATCTCGCTGAAAAAGTCACGGCACTATCTGGTGGTGAAAAATATTCTCAACGCGTGTTAGTGATGAGTGAAAAAAACTTACAGCACGCGAATAGTGAAAAACATCATAAAACAGGTGTTGGATTAACAGAAAAAGACTATTCAAACATTAGTCGTATTATTGCTGATAACAGAACATTGGTTTTGTGGGATAAACAACATAAAAATTTAATTTATATTAGCCCAGATAGACGTTATCAAGTCATTGTGGATGCACCTGGTAAGCTGAAAAAGACAAAAGAAAAGCTAGATGCCGTTATTAATGCTTATAAAGTGAATTTTGAACATGATGTAAAGAAAGCCATTGCAGGTGGGAATTATGTTGTTATTCAAGGAAGTGAATAATGAGCAAGTGTTGCGGTGGGAGTTGAACCCACATACCCATTTGCCCTTGCGGGGTATGGCGACTTTACCGTTAAGCGTACGCAACACTACTGCATGTCTAAAATTTAATCTTATTTTTTAGGAAAGTCAAATGCATTTAGAGTATAAATTTGATACTAAAGCAATTCAGAACAAGTTTAAAAAGCTGAGCGAATTAGGCAAGACTGATGGTTTAACACGTAAAATTGCTGGCGTATTACAACAAGAATCAGAAACTGCCTTTGATAATGAGCGTTCGCCAACAGGTGAAAAGTGGGCTGATTTAAACACGACTTATAAGAAACAACGCTATGAAAAAGGCTATAACGGGAATATTCTTCAAGTACGTGGCGATTTGGTCAAGAGTTTAAATATTGATTATGGTGATAGTTTTGCAGTGATAGGTGTTTCAGAAGATTACGGACAATATCACCAGGAAGGTACAAGTAAAATGGAGGCTCGTCCATTTTTAGGTTTAGGTGATGATGGTGTTGAAGAAATTAAATCTATTTTAAATAAGGCGCTCAAGAACGCCATAGACAATTAAAAACAAAAAATCATAAAATGATATAGCTCTAAAAATTTAAACGTTTTACGGGCGATTTAAACGGCATTTAAACACTATCAAAGGAGTAGGAATGAAACGTTTTTTATTATTTGGATTGACTGCATTAGTTTTTGCTCATCAAACTTTTGCTAAAGATGTTGTTTTTAGACCAAGTGAACAAGATATTCTTGAGAAAGTTCACTTGATGGATAAAACCTATGAACATCCTGAAAAAATCAAAAAGGGAGTGACATTATTTGTTTCAAGCTTTCACAATGTGAAAAAGGTGTGGAATACGCCTGTTGTTTACGGGAAGATTGAACATATCAAAGCCAAGACTATTAATGGTGCACAATGTGATGCATTTACTAATGATCCAACGGGTAAATCAGGATGGAAATGTTTAGATGTTTTACTCAAAGCACCACAAACGAATCAAGACAGATTATATTTAACTCGCTTTGATGATCCTGCTTTCAACAACGGCAAATTACTCACACCTGTTGAGAGTAAAAAACAAGAAAGTGCCGAATCCAAAACGAGTGCAGTCCCTTTATGTGACGACAAACGGTTAGATAAACAATTTACTCAACTTCTGATGGATGTTGATAAAGTCAAATTTATTGATTCAGTCAATGAAGAAGAAATTGCATTTGATAAAACAAAAAATGTTCGAGTTTGTATGGCAGAAATACAAGCGGAAAAAAAATATTAAATATCATTTTGTTTATACGTTAGAATCGTCAAGCAAGAAGCCAAATGGCTATCTTTTAACAATATTGAAATAACATAAAAAAGGCCCTCCAGTGTGAGGGCTTTCTTGTCTGAAACTTCACAAACTCACATTCCCCTTTTCTTATCGCATTATTGCGGTATGAAAACGAAAAACACACCTCTTGCGGTACTGACCGCACAAATCACACATTCAGCAGACGGTTGGCAACAGCTTTTACCGAGTGGCGAGTTTCGCTCACGGGACGGCTCGCCGAATGATGTGCCTCATTGGTTCTTGGATGGTGAGATTGCACAACGTCTTATCGACAAAGTGCGCTCATTAAAACAAGACGTTCTCATTGATTACGAACACGAAACGATTTTTAAAGCAAAACGAGGCGTGGAAGCTGGCGCAGTATTAGCAGCGGGTTGGTTTAATGCGGATGAGATTAAGTGGTTTGATGATGAAGAGCGGAAAGGTTTATTCATTAAACCGCGCTGGACTGAAAAAGCCTATGAGCATATCAAAAAAGGTGAATTTGCGTTTTTAAGTGCCGTTTTTCCTTATGACAAAAACGGTATTCCACTCGAACTCCGAATGGCAGCACTAACGAATGACCCAGGTGTAACGGGAATGCAACGATTAGCGGTGCTTTCGGCATCTATTCAACAACAAGAGGACTATCAAATGCCTGAAATTTTGCGAAAACTGTTAGCAAAACTCGGTGTAGATGTCGCAGAAGGTTCAGAAGCTTCAGATGAGCAACTGCAATCTGCGTTATCAACACTTGAAAAATTGCAATCCGATAAAACTGCTGCTGATGAGCAAGTGGCAACGTTAAGTGCGAAAAGCACAGATGTTGATTTAAGCAAATATGTGCCGAAAGCCACTTACGATGCAACAGTACAGCAATTAGCGGTACTTTCTGCGAAAACAAATGAAACTGAAGTTGAGCAAGTTATTGCTAAGGCACGTAATGAAGGGCGTGCGCTAGAAGCGGAAGTGGAATACTTAACTGGCTTTGGTAAACAACAAGGTGTTGCTGCACTTTCAGCAATGCTATCACAACGTCCACAAATTGCGGTGTTATCTGCACAGCAAACAGAAAACACGAAAGTGGAAAAACAAGAACCAGGCGTAGCAGTGTTATCTGCTCACGATAAAGAAGCTGCGAAATTGCTCGGTATTTCTGAGGCAGATTACGCAAAAGAATTGGAGGCTAAATAATGGCAAATGTAACCCCAGAACTCGTCAAAGCGCTTTTTGTGGGCTTTGGTAAAAACTTTAAAGACGGTTTAGCAAAAGCGCCAAGTCAATACAGCAAGATTGCCACAGTCGTTAAATCGACTACGGCAAGCAATACCTATGCGTGGCTCGGTCAAATGCCAGGGCTTAAAGAATGGGTGGGTGATCGTACGATTACTGCAATCCAGTCACATGGCTACTCTATTGAGAATAAAAGTTTTGCTAATGCGGTAGAAATCAAACGCACCGATATTGCAGACGACAATGTGGGTGTTTATAGCCCTCTGATTGAAGAATTAGGGCGTGCTGCAGGCGAATTGCCAGATGAGTTAGTGTTTGGTGCATTAAAAGCAGGTTTCAAAACTGCGTGCTATGACAAGCAATATTTCTTTGATACAGACCACCCTGTGGGTGCGAATGTTGACGGCACAAGTCCGCAGTCTGTGAGCAATATCACAGATGATAGCACTTCAACCACTGAAGATGATGCGTGGTATTTGCTTGACTGCTCTCGCTCATTAAAACCAATTATCTTCCAAGAGCGCGAACCAGCAAAACCAGCATCAATTACAGATGACAGTGCTGAAAAAGTCTTTACTAAAGACGTTTATACCTATGGTGTAGATGCCCGTGCAAATGTGGGTTATGGCTTCTGGCAAATGGCCCACGCAGGGAAATGTAAATTAACTGCTGAAAACCTTTGGAAAGCGATTAAAGCAATGCGAGCAGTACAAGGTGACGGTGGTCGTCGATTAGGTATCAAGCCTACTCACTTAGTTGTACCTCCTCAGTTAGAGGAAGCAGCAGTGAAACTATTAGAGCGTGAATTCCGTGTTGAAGGTGGTGCAGCGGTCGATAACGAGTTTAAAGGTCGTTTAGAGCTTATCGTTGCTGACTATCTTTAATCTATAAAGTGCGGTGTATTTAACCGCACTTTAAATCACAGTTAAAACAGATTTAAACGGAGAAAAAATGCGATGTCTGAAACTCAAAATGAAACGTTGTATCAAGTGGTGGTGTTCAACAAAACCGATAAAGATGGTTATCGACGGGCTGGTTTTAGCTTACTTAAAGGCGCTAATCTACTCAAGAATGTTACGCAAGCTCAAATTGAGCAATTCAAAGCTGATCCACGAATTGTTTTTGGTTCACAAGACCCGATGCCGATTGAGTCAATTGAAGAAGCTGAACAACGGTTGTTATCCGAAATCCTTACAAATAATCCGTCGCCACAAGGGGTGGAAGGTTATGTATCATCAGCCGATTTAACGGATGATGAAGTAAAAACACTACTCGCAAAAAAATGCCGTGAGCTAAATGTTGAGTTTGCTGAAGATGCAGACAATGACACGCTCATTACATTAATTAACGCAACATTAAATCCACCGCCAGTAGATGAGCTGGAAAACTTAACTGTCGCACAGTTAAAAGAAAAGCTCACCGAATTGAATGTTGAGTTTAAAGCTTCAGCAAATAAAGCCGAGTTAATTGCTTTATTGAAAGAAACCCAAAACGGAGCTGATAAGTAATGTACGCCACGCAAGAAAGCTTAATTAAACGCTATACCGCTGATGTGTTGTTGACGGTGGCGATGACCGCACAAAGAACATTAGACGAGGCTAAAGTTCAAGAGGCATTGGAAGATGCCTCCCAAACTATTGATAGCTATCTTGCAGGGCGTTATTCGTTACCACTCAAACAAATACCTGCGGTGCTTGAACGCCATTGCTGTTATATCGCCCGTTATTTTTTAGAAAAGAACCGTGCGACGAATCAATCACGCCAAGACTATGAGGACAGTATTCGCTATTTAGAAAAAGTGGCTGCGGGAACTATCTCGCTTGGTATTTCTGAGCAAGGCGAAACGGTAGAAAGTGATAATACGGCAATGATTGAGTCTGCTGGTTCAGTGTGGGCCCGTGATAAATCTAAAGGATTTATTTAATGAGTATTGTGGCACAAACCTCAGAAAAACTGATTGAAAAAATCCAGTCAATCTGTGGCGACTATTTACGAGAGGTGGCTGAGCATCCAGGGCAATGGGATGAAAGCTCAGTCATGCGTTTGGTGCGTAATCCCCCAGCCGTTTACATTGCGTGGCTTGGGCAAACCCCAAGTCCTCGCCCAAACAGCGTGATAGCTAAGTGGGGCGTATTTGTAGTCTGTGATGTGCTGAACGGTCAGCGAAAAGATAGCGTTGGTATTTATCAAGTGGTGGAAGCATTGACTGCAGGTATTCACCAGACGCAAATTGCACCGAGCGGAATGTTTGAACTGCAATCAGTGCAAAACCTATGGTCTGATACGCAAAGTGGAATGGGCGTGGCAGTGTATGGGATGTACTTTACTACATTACAGCCTTTGCCTAATCCTATTGACGAAAGCTCGCTGGATGACTTCATTATCTATCATCATCAATTCAATCAATCGAAAGATGAAGAGCATATTGATGACAAAACACAGCTCATCGTGATTTTACCTAAACAAGGAGAATAACGAATGTTCAAAATTAAACCGAAAAAAGGGTTAATTATTCGTGACCCAGAAACCTTTGAGTTGTTAGCTGAAAACGGCGAAGAAAAACCCCGCACCAGTTATTGGCTTAATCATTTAAAAAATGGCGATGTTGAAATCGTCGAAACGAAATCTCGTAAAGGAGAGAAATAATGGCTATTTCTTACAATGAAATTCCAAATGCAATTCGTGTGCCACTTGCGTACATTGAATTTGATAACAGCAACGCAACTTCTGGCACACCAGCGATGTTGCATAAAGTGCTTATGCTCGGTACAAAACTCACGGAAGGCAGTGCAGTCGCAGGGCAAGCAGTGCGAGTGCTGAGTGCATCACAAGCCAAAGGTTTATTTGGTCGAGGCTCACAACTTGCCAAAATGGTTGAGGTGTTTAAAAAGCACAACACAATGTTAGATCTGTGGGTGTTGCCACTTGATGAAGCTGGTTCAGGGGCAAAAGCGGCTGGAAAAATTAAGTTAGTGGGTACAGCCACTGCATCAGGTGTATTAAATGTGATGATTGCGGGTGTGAACTTCAAGCAAGCTGTCAACATTGGTGATACTGCACAAGCATTAGCAACGAAATTGCAAAAACTGATTGCCGCTAATCACGATATTGTGGTGACCTCTGAAGTAGATCCTTCTCAGCAAGATACAGTGAATATCACTGCTCGCTTTAAAGGTGAATGCGGTAACGATATTGATATTCGCACCAACTATTACACAGGGGAAAGTTTCCCCGCAGGCATTTCCGCACAGATTACTAAAATGACAGGTGGTTCGGTGAATCCTGATATGTCAACTGCGATTACTGGCTTTGGTGCAGAATGGTGGAACTATATTGTGAACCCGTTTACCGATACAGAAAGCCTGAATGCGTTACGTACGGAGCTTGTAAAACGTTGGGGGCCGATGCAACAAATTGACGGGCTTTGCTTTATGGCAAAACGTGGCACACACGGTGAAGCCACCACCTTTGCAGAGCATCGCAATGATTATTTATTTAGCGTTTTGGCAACCAATAATGCACCGCAACCTGCTTATGAATGGGCTTGTGCTTATTGTGCGGTAGCTGCTGGCTCTCTCTCAATTGACCCTGCTCGTCCTGTGCAAACTTTGGTGCTAGATTTATTACCTCCTGCAATGAGTGACCGTTGGGATTTGCCAGCACGCAACACGCTACTTTATAGCGGACTTAGCACGTATAACGTGAATGCGAATAATCAGCCACAGCTTGAAACTGCAATTACGATGTATCGTAAAAATGCCTTTGGCGAAATGGATGAAAGTTATTTGTATATCGAAACCATTGCCACCCTAAGCCATATCCGCTATGCCATCCGCCAGCGCATCACCAGCAAATACCCTCGCCATAAATTAGCGGATGATGGTATTCGTGTTGCACCTGGTCAGGCGATTGTTACGCCTAAGGTTATTCGTAATGAGCTATTGGCTCTCTTCACTGAGCTTGAATTTAAAGGCTTGGTAGAAGATTTCGCTAGTTTTGAAAAAGGGCTATTAGTAGAGCGTGACCAAGACAATCGCTGTCGCCTGAATGTGCTATCTGGTGAAGACTTGGTGAACCAATTCCGCATTTACGCCCACGCTATTCAATATCGTTTATAGGAGTAAATCATAATGAAATATCAAGGTATTGCTCGAATCCGTATCAATGGTGCGGAATATCCAACAGGTGATGATTCTACTTTAGATCCAGGCGGATTTACTCGTGAAACAGTTAAAGGCGCCCGAGTATATGGTTACCAAGAAACCCCGACGGAAGCGACTGTTGAGTGTAAAGTGTTTAACTGTGCAGATATTGACATTTTTACCTTAAAAAATATGACCAATGGCACAGTGGAATTTGAGACCGACGTGGGGCAAACATACTTACTCGCTAATGCGTGGACGGTTGATGCCGTGACGTTATCAGCTAAAGGTGAGATTAGCTTAAAAATCGCTGCAGTTGAGTGTAAGAAAGTATAGGGGGTGATTTATGGAGCTTAGATTAAAACAAGGGTTAATGTATGGCGATGAGCCACAATACGATGTGGTTTTACGTGATTTAACTACGGGTGATTTAATTGATGCGGAGCTTGCCTCTGAGCGTTTGATGTTAGACAAGCAAGGTAATCCTGTGCTGGTGACCAGTCAAACCTTGTTTAGTTACGAGCTATTACGTCGCCAAATCGCGAGTATTGGCAAGTTACAAGGTCCACTTTCACTTGCTCAATTACGCTCGCTTACCCCTGAAGACTTAGCTCTAATTAACGCAGCACTTGAAACTGTGGAAAGCGCCAAAGCTCAGAAGGTGCTTGAGCGGGGGCGATTGGATGCAACAAGTGAGAACATTTGAGAAAACTTGCCTGTTGCTTGCGAAACATTATCAGTGCAGCCCCCAGTGGCTGCTTTCTCAACCTATCTTCAACCTTCCACGTTATATCAATTACATAAATTCACCAGGGGGACAACGTGGCAACTAATTCAACCTCTTTTTATGTCAATCTAGCGGGGAATGTATCAACACAAGCAAATCGTTTTGGGCAGTCTATTCAAGCAATGTCAACACGCTCACAGCGTGCTTTAAACGGCTTAAAAGGCAGAGTGCAATCTTTATCTAATTCCATCGATAAAATCGGCAACCGAGCATTTCTTGGTTTAACTGCGGGCGGTGCGTTAGCTTCTCGTTCACTCATCAAAACTGCTGCTGAATTTGAAATGGCGGGCATTCGGATGAAACAGACATTTGGCGATGATGGCGACAAAGCAACGGCTTGGCTTAAACAATTTGCAACAGATACCCCGATGGCATTTGGTGATGTGCAAAATGCGATGATGAGGCTAAAAACTGCGGGCATTGATCCAATGAATGGCTCACTGCAAGCCTTGGTGGACTATAACGCTAAAGTGGGTGGTGATGCGGCTAATCTTGACGGTTATATCTCAGCAATCTCAAAAGGCTTCATTAAAGGCAAACTCTCAATGGAAGAAATCAATCCGTTGCTTGAGCGTAATGTGAAAGTGTTTGAGATTTTGGCGGCGGAAACTGGCGGAAAATATACGGCAGAACAAATGCAGAAAATGTTGCAAGAAGGCAAGCTCGGACGAAAAGCCATTGCAGCACTCTTGCGAGGCATGGGTAAAGATGCGGCAGGTTCAGCAAAAGAGCAAATGAAGACCTGGGACGGCTTAGTATCTAACCTTGGCGATACTTTTACCGCAATGCAAGCACGTTTTATGGAGAAAGGCGTATTTGATGAGCTGAAAAAAGAACTGGGCGGTATTTTAGATTGGCTAAACCAGAAAATTGAAAGCGGTGAGTTTGATGAGTTTGCTAAACAAGTCAGCGACACTTTAGTGACAGCCTTACGAGAGTTAAAAGACGTTTCAAAAGAGGTTAAACCTATTTTAGAAGGTATCGGCAATGTGATGAATTGGCTTTCTGAGCAAGCGGGAGGCTACGGCAATTTAGCAAAATTTACTGCATCACTTTATGCTGCCAACAAAGTGGCCCGTTCTGGTATGGGAAAAGCGATTGGACGGGGTGTTTTTGGTGCTGGCAAATGGGGAATGGGAAAACTCTTTGGTAAAAACACTCCTGCGGGTGTTGCTGGCGGGGTGGCTGGCACGCTTGGTAATGTTGCAGGTGTAACTCCAGTCTTTGTGACTAACTTTGCTGATGCTGATATGGGCTTTGGTGGACGTATGGGGGGTCGTCGAGGTGGGCGTGGCGGGTACCGTGCGAGAGGTCCAGCCACAAAAGTGGCAACCTCTGCAACAAAAGTAGCGCAAACATCCACAAAAAGTATTAAACAAACCGCAACGAATGCGATTAAATCGACTGCGACAGCTACGAAAAATATGGCTGGAACAGTTGCAAAAAGTATGAAAGGCGTACCTGCGTTAGGGGCGGGGCTTGCACTTGCTGAAGGGGCAATGGTGATGATGGATGATACTGCAACTACACAAGAAAAAAGTGAATCTATTGGCTCTATTGCGGGTGCAACAGCGGGGGCAATTGTGGGGCAAGCATTGATTCCGATTCCAGTGGTTGGGGCGATGGTCGGCTCTTTTGTGGGCGACTGGTTAGGCGGTTGGCTTGGTAGTGAGGTGGGTGAAATGCTTTCATCACCTGAGCAACAAGAAACGAAACTGAATGGCTCAATTGACGTAAAAATTCAGGCAACAGATGGTTTAACTGCCTCGGTAGGTAATACACAACTAAGAAGTAATCGACCAGACCATTCTTTACATTTGCAGACAACCACTGGCTATTCAGGTACAAGATATTAATGAGGGTAATTGAAAATGGCAAAAATTACAGGTAAAGGCAGTTTTGCAGGCGTGCCATTTCTCATTGAAGAAAATCAATCAATTGACGGTGGTCGTCGCTTAGTTAAACACGAATACCCTTTACGTGATGAAGGACTCAACGAAGACTTGGGTAAAAAAGCACGCACGTATAATGTGGCTTGTTTAGTGATTGGAGATGATCATATTAAACAAGCCGAAAAACTCATTGAGGCATTAGAAAAATGCCGTGGTGAATTAAAACACCCCTATTTCAAGAATATTAATGTTTGTGTAGAAACTTACAAAGTTCATTATTCAACAAGACACCAACGTGTTACACGTTTTGATATTACCTTTGCCGATGATATTCAAGAAAATGCGCCTAAGCTTGCTAAGAATACTCAATTTTCAGTATTAACCGAATACGCCAATGCGATTAATGCACTATCAGATGAGTTCGCTGAACAAATCGCAGAGATTAATGAGTTTGTTGATTTATTAGTAGATAACCCATTTACTCAACTTGTCGATTCTATGGTTGGGTTTATTGAAAATACGTTTGAATCAATAAACTCCGTTGTGACAGGCGTTGGGGATATTAAAACAAAAGCAGAGTCAATGAAAAATCGTATGATGAATTTAATTCGTGCGCCTGGTTTGCTCGCAAAAGAATTGCAATCACTTGTGCAGTTCAAACAGTATAAAGGAATTAGCCCAAAACAAGAGTTAAATCAACGTGCGATTACAACAAACGTCATTCATAACGCGATTTCTGAAACAATAAAATCAAAAACAGAAATGCCGAAAACTATGTTTGATGCAATCGTCAATGCAAAACGTAACAACATCAATGCGACTGATATTTTAAAGCGTAATGCAACTGGATTACATCAACAAGAAATCGCACACGCATTGATGGCAAAAGCACAATTTAGTTGTGCTCGTTTAGTGATGTCAACACTTGCGGTTGAATATGCCAAATCAGTAACTGAAGCATTAACTGATTCGTTAAGCAATCAAGCCCAAACGATTGAGTCAAAAGCCGACATTAAGACATTAATTGATGAGATTGACTTACAACTTGAATATGCAATTTTAGACAATGCCGATGCAGAAAACTGGCAAAGTTATCAAGCATTAGAACAATTCAGACTTGCTGTGATTAGTGATTTACGCACACGTGGTGAACAGCTTGCGAATATTAAATCTGTGTACTTAACAGATACATTCCCTGCACTTGTTGTGCAATATCAACATAATGGTAACAGCAAGAAATGGCAGCAGTTAGTGCAACGTAACGGGATTATTCACCCCCTTTTTTGTATTGGCGGCAATGAAATTGAGGTGTTGCAATGACCGAGCCTAAAATTGAGCTTTATTTGAATGAGCATATTTTTTCAGGTTGGACGAGGTTGTCTGTATTTCGCTCGCTTGAGTCAATGAGTGGTCAGTTTGATCTGGGTATTGCTATTCGTCCTGAAGATGATATTTCGCAAATTAAACCTGGTTCAAAAATTCAGTTAAAAATGAATGGGCAGACGGTGATTACGGGGTACTTAGATTCGCTTTCACAGTCTATTTCGGGGGAAAGTAAAGAAATTTCGGTATCTGGGCGAGATAAAACCGCAGATTTAGTGGATTGTTCTGTTATTCATCAAAGTTATCACTTTAAAAATCAGACTTTACAGCAGATTGCCGAGGTGATTTGCAAGCCTTTTGGTATTAAGGTGGTGTGGCAAGCAACAGAGCCTGGTGCTAATGAAAAAATGAATGTATGGCAGGTTGAGCCAGGGGAGACGGCTTTTGATACTTTAAGCAAGGCGGCACGGCATAAGGGGGTGTTAGTGACTTCCAATGTTGATGGTGATCTTGTGTTTACCGATCCAAGCGACACTGTTGTCGGTGAGTTTAAGCTGGGAGAGAATGTTCTTGAGCTTGAGCTTAATGATGACTGGACACAGCGTTTTAGCCTTTATCGTGTTATTGGTGATGCTGAGCAAGGTGGGGCAAAAGGTAATGAAAGTGCGGTGCAAGAGGCAGATATTTTTAACGAACAACCACAGAAGGATCACTAAATGAGTGCAAGCGGTTTAAAAGTTGAAGTAAAAGATAGTGAGATTAGTCGTTATCGTCCTATGTTGATTATCGCAGATGACAATATGACAGGCTCCACTGGTTATCAGAGAGCGAATTGGGAAATGCAACGTAATAATGCGGAAGGTAAGCGTTCAACTGTTACCGTTCAAGGTTGGCAAAAGCCTGATGGGACGTTATGGCTTCCTAATGAGCTTGTGGTTTTAGATGCACCACAATTAGGAATTAATAAAGAAGAACGGTTGATTGTTGATTGTCGCTATTCGCTAGATGAAAGCGGAACAAAAACCCAGATTACACTCATGCATAGAGATGCATTTAATGAACCGCCAGAACAAGTGAAAGGCACTAAGTCAGTTAAGAAATCAGATAAAGACACCGTAAAAGAATTTAGTGGGTTTAAGGAGTAACTATGCAAGGTTTAAATAGGATTTTAGCACCAATTAAACGCAGTTTAAAGCTACTTGTAAATCGCGGGGTGATGTCATTTGTTTCTGATGAACATAAACGTCAAAACCTACAAATTCGTTTGCAGTCTGATGAAGTGATTGATGATGCTGAACGTTTTCAAAATTATGGTTTTTCCTCTGTGCCCACAGCTGGTGAAGTGATTGCGTTGGAGGTTGGCGGCAAACGCTCGCATATTGCTGTATTAGTGGTTGATGATAAAGGTACTCGCCCTGCGGGGTTAAAAGGGGGAGATGTGGTCGTTTATCATCAAGAAGGACATAGAATATTACTAACTGAAAATGGAGAGATTATTCTCACTTGTAAAAAAATGACGGTTCAAGCGGAAGAACAAGTTGTGTTTGAAACTCCACAAACTCAATTTACGGGCGATGTCGATATTATGGGACAATCAACAGCAAAAGATCACGTTTCGAATGGTATTAGTGGCAAAGACCACGACCACGAAAGAAGTGTAGGAAAACCAGTATAGAAGATAGAGGGTTTATGTCAGATTTAGCATTAACTTGGGTAGATGGTCACGGTGATTTAGTTGTGATTAATGATGAGTTAATGCTTGATAATAGTCTTACTACTTCCATTATTATTAGTCTTTTTACTGATTTAAGAGTAGATGATTCGCGTGGTTGGTGGGGAGATGATTTTAATTCAGATAACCACCAAACAGGCTCTAAACTTTGGCTTTTAAATCGTGAAAAACAACTTAAATCTGTACTTGATGATGCGCAAACTTATGCTACACAAGCCCTCTCTTGGTTAGTGAAAGATAAGGAAATTAAAGACTATCAAGTTATCGCATCTAATCCTGAAACTTCAGTGCTGTTGCTAACTATTATTGTGGAGCTACTTGACGGTAGCCAAGAGCAATTTACGTTTTCAACACGCTGGAGTGATTAATGCCCTATCAAACCCCTACACTTTCACAACTTATTCAACAAGGTGAGCAACAGTTTAACCACCGCTTACCCAATCTAAAACGTAATAATGTGGTAACTGTCATTAATCGTGTTTGTGCTGCATTGAGCGCAGGTGAGCACGTTCATCTTGATTATCTTGCCAAACAAATCATTCCAACCACTGCTGATGAACCCTATTTGATTGAATATGCTTTATATAAAGGGGTTGCAAGAAAGCCAGCAAGTAAAGCTGAAGGTTTAATTACATTAGATGTAGCCGTGCAAGCCGAAATTCCAGATGGTACGGCATTTCAACACCAACAAACAGGGTTGAAGTTCTTCACATTAGAAACACAAACTGCAACAGTAGGAAAATTTGATGTACGTGTTCAATGTGATACAGAAGGCAGTATTGGCAATTTAAATGTCAACTCACCTGTCGTATTAACTTCCTCAATTCTTGGTGTAAAACCGAATGCCGTCATTAAATTAATGAGTGGTGGTGCAGATATTGAAAGTCTTTCTCGCTTACTTTCTCGTCTTATTCAACGTGTTCAATATCCACCAGCAGGCGGTGCCCCACACGATTATGTGCGTTGGGCAAATGAAGTGCCGAGCATTACAAGGGCTTGGTGTTACCCACGCTATAAAGGTGGTGGCACTACTGGTGTGGCCATTGTTTGTGATGACCGAACAGATATTTTGCCGACCTCTGATGATATTCAGAAAGTCAAAAAACATATCGAAGGGCATAAAAATACGGTCACAGGACTTTGGGAAGGTATGCCTGCAGGAAATGAGTTATTTGTATTTGCACCAACGGTTAAAACACAAGCATTTACTATCCGACTTGTGCCAGCCTCAACACAACTGAAAAGTGCGGTGGAAAATGCCTTAGTTTCTTATTTCAAAACGGTTGAGCCTGAGCAGAAGATCTATATTTCTCACTTACGAGCGATTGTTTCAAACGTGATTGGTGAAGTGGATAACAGTATTGTTGCACCAACTGAAGACATTCAACTCGCTCAAGGTGAAATTATTAAATTGGGTGAAATTACATGGCAAGCATAAAACAAGCACAATATCTTGATGCCGCTATCAAGCTTTTACCCATTGGGATTGCTTGGTATAGAGGTCGCAGCAGTATTCTTGCCAAGTTTTTGGATGTACGCGCTGAACAACTTGAACAAGTGAATGCTAATGCCCGCCAACTAATAAATGAACGAATGCCTGGCAATGCGTTGATTTTATTAGATGACTGGGAACAGTTTTTTGGACTGCCAGAGTGTTCAGAAATCGTCACGATTGAAGCGCGACGTCAGGCATTAAAAGCAAAAGATAATGAAGTTGGCTCATTCAATAAATTCTATTTAGAAGATATCGCACGTCAAGCAGGTTATGAAATTAACGTAGTCACGCATTACCCACACCATTGTGAACGGGACTGTATTTACCCGCTTTATCCACAAGAAAATGCGTGGCGTGTGTTTATTTATACCACATCTAAAGCAATGCGACGTGCAAGTTGTTTAGATGATGTCACACAAGAGTTGGTGATGTTTGAACGCTCAAAAGTGGAATGCTTTTTAAAGCGTTTTTGTTACTCACATTTAGAAATGATTTTTATCTACCAAGAGGAATAATATGTACGCATTAGATAATGATTCTGGCGTTCAAACAATGCCAGAAGTGAAGGCGAAACAGTTTAATCACAATGAACCACGTTGGTTTACTGAAGGGGGGAATGGCGTTGCACCAAGCTATCCTGGCGCAGATTGGTTTAACATTGTTCAAGCTGAGTTACTTGGCGTATTAACTGCGGGTGGGATTGAGCCAGACAAAGCTAACTTAAATCAACTGACTCTAGCTATTCAACAAGTGGTACAGAATAAGGTAACTCAAGCATTGAGTAGTAAAGCAAATTCCAATTCGCCATTATTAACGGGTATTCCTACCGCACCTACTGCGCCACAATCTACGAATAATACACAAATTGCGACAACGGCGTTTGTTAAAGCGGCTATTGCAGCTCTGGTAGGGGCGGCTCCAGCAGCACTAGATACACTTCAAGAGCTGGCAAACGCATTAGGGCAAGATGCTAATTTCAGAAATACGGTTCTTAATCAAATCGCAGGGAAAGCGAATCAATCACACACTCACTCTTACAGCCAAATTTCAGATTTTGCTAATGGTGTAGCATCTCAATTTTCATATCAAAAAACAGGAAATTTTGAAATATTTAAATACCCTGATGGTTCAATGACTCAAATTTATAGAAGTAATCCAGTATTAAATCACGGTAATAATGTTTTGGGATTTACTTTTAACTGGGCTCAAGCTTTTGTATCTACTCCAGCATTAAGTGGTTCAATATATTCAGATCTGGATGAAGTTAGGGATTGCTGGATTACTTTTAATAAAAGTGGAACTACCAATGCAAAAGTGAAATATTGGCTTTTCGAAGGTTCATATAACACCAATAATCTACAAGTAAATATTATTGGAATTGGTAGATGGAAATAGGAGGATAGTGATGATTTATTTTAAAGACGGCTTTTATTTTGATGTGAAACCTCAGGAGGCAATTGAATTATCAGAGGAAAGATACACGGAGCTTTTAGCAGGTCAGGCTCAAGGAAAAATAATTGTCAGCAATCTTAAAGGAGAGCCTCTTCTAACCGAGCCACCACCAACTGAATATCATGAGTGGGACGGTGAAAAGTGGGCTATCTCATCAGCAAAACAAGCAGAAGTTAAACAGCTTCAACAAGAACAAATGCGTGAAAAGATTAACTCATTACGTGATGAGAAGATTAATGGCGGTGTTTATATTCCAGAACTCAAAAAGTGGTTTGATTCTGATGCACGGGCAGAACGTAGTTTAAATAGTGTTAAATCAACATTTGATCTGCTTGGCGATATGGAAATCACGTGGACATGTGCGGATAACACACAAGTACAAATTAATAAAGAAAAGCTGATTTTAATCTGGAAAGCGATCATGCATGCACAGCAACAAAATCACGCGAATGCATTACATCACAAAACAGAAATGATGAAAGCTGAAAATCCATTGAATTATGATTATTCAGCAGGTTGGACGGAAGTTTATGGCGGTTAACATCTATTTAGCATTATATAAAGGCAACGCTACGTCAAAAATAGAGCGTATTCAAGACAAGCTCATTCGATTTTTCACGAAAGGCATTTATTCTCACTGTGAAATTGTTGTTCATAAACAAGAATGCTGGGAGCGTTATGATTATCGTGATGTTTATGAATGCTATACAAGCTCACCGAGGGATAGTGGTGTGCGCTGTAAGCAGATAAATATTAAAGATGGTAAGTGGGATTTAATTCAGCTTGATAACATCACTGAAGAACAAGTGAAAGCCTATTTTGAGAAGACAAAAGGGGCTAAATATGATTGGCGAGGAGTACTTGGCTTAGTATTAGGTTTTCGTGAGAAGAAAAGTAAATTCTTTTGTTCTGAGTGGTGTTTCAACTTGATTTTTAATAGCACAGAAGGTTGGCGGTTTAACCCAAATCAATTGACGGTTATTTTACAAAATGGAGGTTTGACAAATGGAAAAAACGACTAAAATCACGGCAAGCAAGCAAGCAAGCAAGCAAGCAAGCAAGCAAGCAAGCAAGCAAGCAAGCAAGCAAGCAAGCAAGCAAGCAAGCAAGCAAGCAAGCAAGCAAGCAAGCAAGCAAGCAAGCAAGCAAGCAAGCAAGCAAGCAAGCAAGCAAGCAAGCAAGCAAGCAAGCAAGCAAGCAAGCAAGCAAGCAAGCAAGCAAGCAAGCAAGCAAGCAAGCAAGCAAGCAAGCAAGCAAGCAAGCAAGCAAGCAAGCAAGCAAGCAAGCAAGCAAGCAAGCAAGCAAGCAAGCAAGCAAGCAAGCAAGCAAGCAAGCAAGCAAGCAAGCAAGCAAGCAAGCAAGCAAGCAAGCAAGCAAGCAAGCAAGCAAGCAAGCAAGCAAGCAAGCAAGCAAGCAAGCAAGCAAGCAAGCAAGCAAGCAAGCAAGCAAGCAAGCAAGCAAGCAAGCAAGCAAGCAAGCAAGCAAGCAAGCAAGCAAGCAAGCAAGCAAGCAAGCAAGCAAGCAAGCAAGCAAGCAAGCAAGCAAGCAAGCAAGCAAGCAAGCAAGCAAGCAAGCAAGCAAGCAAGCAAGCAAGCAAGCAAGCAAGCAAGCAAGCAAGCAAGCAAGCAAGCAAGCAAGCAAGCAAGCAAGCAAGCAAGCAAGCAAGCAAGCAAGCAAGCAAGCAAGCAAGCAAGCAGTGTAGCTCACTTTAAACAAGCACCGCTACCTTTTACTGGACAAAAACGAATGTTTTTAAACCAATTTAAACAGGTTTTAAATGACAATATAGAAGGCGACGGCGAAGGTTGGACGATTGTTGATGTATTCGGTGGAAGTGGTTTATTGAGCCACGTAGCAAAACGTTTAAAACCAAAGGCGAAAGTCATTTACAATGACTTTGATGGATACGTAGAAAGACTAAATCACATAAATGAAACTAATCAATTACGTGAAATACTCTATCAAACTGTTATTGAAATCATACCAAAAGATAAACTCATTAGCAAGCAGTTGAAAGAAGAAATAATTAATAAAATCAATAGTTTTACTGGTTATAAGGATGTTAATTGTTTGTCTTCTTGGTTGCTTTTTAGTGGTCAGCAAGTAGGCTCTTTAGAAGAGTTATTCAATCAACGTTTCTATAACTGTATTAGACAGAGTAACTATGCTCTAGCAGATGGTTATTTGGATGGTTTAGAAGTTATTAGTGAATCTTTTCATCAGCTATTGCCGAGATTTAGCAATAAAGATAAAGTATTACTAGTACTTGATCCACCATACTTATGTACAAGACAGGAAAGTTACAAACAAGCAAATTATTTTGAATTAATCGACTTCCTACGATTAATTCACCTCACAAAACCTCCCTTTATCTTCTTCAGCTCAACCAAGTCAGAATTTATTCGATTTATTGAAGCTATGGTGGAGGATAAATGGGATAATTGGCAAGCATTTAATGGAGTCAATAGAATTGTGGTCAATGCGTCAGCAAGTTATAGCGGGAAGTATGAGGATAATCTAGTTTATAAGTTTTAA